AAACAGGATAGGTATCTGTTAACCCATCTACTGTACTAAAAAATTCTATTTTGCTCATTGAAACCTAATATTAAATGCAATACATACTCGTGATATACTGCTTTCATTTCTTTCTACTTCATGTGGAATCCAACTTGGCCACATAACTAAATCTCCATCATTTGGTTTATAATGCATCCTACTTGTACCAGGTCCTAAATAGCTAGCACTCAAATCCATATTAGCTGGATTTAAGAATACCAAGTCTCCAGTATGATTTGCTTGTACATAGTATATAGCACTAAAGTTAAATGACTTATGTGTGTGTAATAAATTTAAACTGCCAGGATCGTTTATGTTAGTCCAAGATTCAATATAAGGATCGCCGCCCTTAAACATATGTGCAAATGCACGATCTTCTTCTAAATAATATCCAACTGTTTCTTCAAGTTGTTTTATTAAGGCTTGCTGTAACCATTCACTACGTTCATATGCAATATCAGCACGCCAACATCCGTCATTAGTGTTGCTATTACTGGGATTATTTTCTTTATAATTATGTGCTTGACGTAATATGTCATGTCGTTGTGGTTGCGACCCGATACCTGACTCTACTAGTACGTGTCCACTATATGCTTTCCAAAGTCTCATTTTTTTACTACCATAATGTATAACCCATTCCACCACATTTGTGGATCTTCTACTTCATTTAAAAGTAATCTGTTATAAACAATATCAAGACCAGAACTCTCTACACCTGCTTCAGCACCTTTAACAACTTCTGTCCAGTTAGCATCATCAAATATTAATAATGTTGTATCATTAAACACATCACTATAATACTCTACTGCTGATTTTGTACTCTCAAAATCATGTGGTCCATCATAAAAGAACATATCAATCTTGGGTAATTGGGTACGGTCCACAGTAAGCATGTCTGAGTTATGTACAGTCAATTGTTTAATATGTCCTGTGTTATTTTTAAATTCATCTAGTGTATTATTAGGCAATGCAAAATTATTACGTTGTGGCTGAACAGTGTTACTCCAGTTGTCTACACAGTGTATATCAATATCATTCACACCAACAGCCGCCGCAGTAGCACCCATAGCACTACCAACTTCTAAATACGTATTAACTTTACTGCCTAATCCCATTAACAAATTTTGTACTCGTTTACTTGTTAATCCTGGTATTTCCAAGTTGTTTACATACTCAACACTGTCTACTAATTCATTAACTACATCATGTACAATTTGTGGAAGTTTTTTACCACTACGTGCTTCATATACTTTGTCACAAAAATTACAATCCCAACAATCAAACTTACAGTTTTTAATAATTTTCCGCCAAGCGTCAATTGGACGCTCTTCTAAGTTTGATTCAGATAGATACTCTTCAAACTCATTAAACAAAAACTCTTCATTTTGGACATAGCGTTTGATAATGTCCATACTATGATATATTTGTGTAATGCTTTCACGACCATGCATTTTGAATACATCAACATAGTCTAATAGTTCTACCCAATCTTCACGCCATGGTGGAATGTTAGCTGTTTTAAGAGGAACACTGGGATCTTGTACATCCCATTTAGGACAACTTACTCTACTAATACTATCTAAAAAGTATGCAGGACCTTGTTCACGCATATTATTAAATTGGAAGTGTTCGTCCATCATTGCACAGTTGCCTATACAACCTTCGTTGCCAAGTAAACTTAACTTTACACCAAATTTATCTGCGGCACGACGACATTGCTTTAACGCATCTCTATCACGCATTAGATCTCTATCGAGATTAATATAATGAAATCCTGCTTTTGCTAACTCTGCAATCTCATTTGCTCGAGTAACGTTTCTCAAGATTGTATTTTTAATTTGTAATTCAGGAAACCGCATTTGTATCTGCTTTGTTGCAACCCAATGCGTGTGTGGTATTGTAACACAACGTACACCAGCCTCATACAATTGTTTAAAGTTATTTAAAAACAAGTCTAAATTTTTCTGACTTGGTTGAACTTGTATGTTATTAAAGGTTGCACTTACTTTTATACCTGTAGTTTTTTGAATATGTAATGCAGTTTCAATAACTTGAATTGCATCAGCTTGAGTTTCAATAATATCACCCATCGCATCCTGTGTAAACGGAGGCATACGACAAGTAAAATAAAGATCATAGATATAATCTTTATACTCATGACAAAAAGCTACAAATTCATGAAATTGTTGCTCAGAAAGTTTCTGATTGATAGGTATACTAAACATAATTATAATATAGCACGAAAATTTTTAAGTGTCAAATGTTAAATTGTGGATCAGAAGTAACACCTTCGGACTCAGCTTGTGCAAGACTTATGTGTACATCAAATCTATTATGTAGTAATAAACAGCATTGGCCAATTGTTGTGCAGGCTTTAATCTCTGTTTCAACAATTTGTTTTGCCGACAACAGTGTTTGAATTTTAGTGTTGTATGCTGCATTTGCATCAATGATCTTTGTAACCATTTCGCTAGTAGTAATACCACGTGCAGTTGCTAGTGCGTCAACCATTGGAACACTAGCACTATTGTCTGCTTGCCATGATTGTGCTTCTGCTAATTGCTCAGGCCAACTACTATATTCTAATGTACTTACTTGCATCATTTGTTGTACACGGCGTTTATCATAAACCTCATCGAGACGTAGTCGCATAATGTGTTTCATAAAAGTAACAGTATTAGAAATATCTGCGTCAGTTAAATTATACTGTGTCTTTACACCAAGCTCTTCTTCGCTTGATAATACTTGTAACACTTCATTTTGATCAGTTCCTGAACGTACACTAATAAAACCTCTGTATGCATCCATAAACAACCAAGCGTTTGCAACGGCTTCATTTTCTAATGTACGCACAGGTGCTAGATGCTCATAAGGAATAATGTCAACATGTGTGTCAGGAATAAATCCAACCATAAAATCCATCCAATATCCCATTTTTTGGACTGGGCCTAATTTTCGTTCATCAACGCTTTTGAATAAGAGGTACAATTTTTTTCTCCTGGTTAGTTAATTTTACAATTACATCTTCAATAAATTCAGTCTGGCTAATATTTGCTAGTTCATGAATGTCACTAACTGTTTCGCCATTATTTAATTTTTCTACTACTGCATCACTAATTTTATTCATACGTGATTCATTTTGAATTAAAACTTCGTATGCCATAGCAATTGTTTTATTTTGTGAGTCAGCATCTAATTGCATAATTGCTTCCATGTTGCCTACACCTATTCGCCCATAAGCAATCATATCCATTGCAGCTTGTTTTGCAAGTCTATATTCCCAATAGTCGCTTTCAATTTCTTCGTTTTGTTCTGGGTCGTTCATGATATCCAAATATCTACGTCCGTCTTTTGTAAGACCTTGCGGACTGTTATCAATTTCATCTATCAACTTTAAAACTTTCTCACGTTCAACAAGAATAGTACGCAGCTTTTCTGTTACTACTGCCAGCTTTGTAGTAATACGTTTAACTTCCAGCATATGTAATTTTTTTTGTGCTTCGTAAGGAGTAAGTTCTGCTTTTTCTTTTTCTAAATCGATTTCAAGCTCAAACTGTTCTGTATCAAACTCCCAGTTTTCGATCATTTCCGTTTTTGTATTCAACTCTAGCATTAACTGACGCAGTTGATGCATAGGATGAATGTGACTTCTAGCCACAAAGTTTTTGAGCTTAAACTCAGGTATACTCCAATCGTTTAATTGAGATTTACGAATCATTTCATTCTGTTTTTCTGTTAATACGATTTCATTCATTTTTATATCTTAGCCTTTCCAACCGCAAATGCCACTAGACCCACCAGGTATACCAGTTCTAACTGATCCTGCTCCTAGTTCATATCCGGTATCTGTTGTATAAAAGAACTTGTGTCCTCTGTTATTTTGTGCACCATCGTACATTCCCATACAATACTGGTGTTCTTGCCCCATGTCAAAGTTTTCTTCACCACTATTTTGTAGTGGTCTTGTTACTGTGCGAGCCAATGTATTTGTATTTAAATCGTATACACGATAGTTATATCCACCATTATATGTGCCTTCATTTCCAATATAACCTTTACGATCTTTACTGTTAATTGGTTTTTGTTGGTTATTTGCGCCAACCCAAGCAGAACCTTCTAGTCTATCTGCGCCAACTGTATCTGTAGCAAATAATAACTGTTGTCCAGTACTATTTCCATACAAATGAGCTTTGTTTTGATCAACTAATGCTTGTACTCCATCAACTGTACCATTAGCAATGATTCCTGTTAAGCCTGCTGCGGCTGTTTCAGTAGTAAAGTTAAATTTTGTACTAGTAGTGTTACTAGTTATGTGACAATATTCTGTTTCTTTGAATGCATATCCAGCATCGTTTCTGCTAGTGTTCATATTATTAGCACTATTATATGTATTGCCTGTATCAGTAGAATGATTTAATGAAATAACATTTGCATTTGCGGTAGTATGTGCACCATTGGCACCGAATACCCAACTCTTTGTTCTACTAGGTGCACCACCGCTATAACTTGTAGCATACGCCATAGTGTTACCCAAGTTAGTCATTACATCTGTGCTATGTACCATTCTATTTGCGTTATTGTAAGGTGTACCACTTTTATATCCACACATAACATAACTGGCTGTGATTACTGTTCTATACTTAAATCCGCCGTCACCGATACCAACCTGTTGCCACTGCTCTCCATCATATTGACGTAATTCTTTTTGTGTAGTATTCCAATATACTTGACCGGCCACTGGACTGCCAGGATTACTTGCTGATGTAGGATATTGTACTCCACCACTACCTATTGTTGTTGCCATAATTTAACCCCTCCATCCACATGAGCCGCTACTGCCACCAGGTATACCAGTTCTAACTGATCCAGACCCTAGTTCATATCCGGTATCTGTTGTATAAAAGAACTTGTGTCCTCTGTTATTTTGTGCGCCATCATATTGACCCAGACAGTATTGATGTTCTTGTCCCATATCGTAATTTTCTTCACCCATATTTGTCATAACTTTCGGTACTGTTCTGGCTAACACATTTGTATTTAAATCTAATACACGATAGTTATATCCACCATTATATGATCCTTCATTACCAAAATATCCTTTATGATCTTTACTATTAATCGGCTTTTGTTGCGTGTGTACGCCGCTAAATGATGCACCTTGTGGACTATCTATTCCCAAAGTGTCAGTAGCAAATGTTAGTGTTTGACCTGTTCCATCACCATATAAGTGTGCTTTATTTTGATCGCATAGTGCTTGTACACCATCGTGTGAACCGTTTGCAAGGATACCCGTTAATCCAGCAGCACTTGTTTCAGTAGTGAAGTTAAACTTATCACTAGTAGTGTTACTAGTTATGTGACAATATTCTGTTTCTTTAAATGCCGCACCAGCGTCATTTCTACTTGCACTCATATTGTTTGCACTACTGTATGATTGTCCTGTTTCTGTATACATATTTATTGCTACACAATTTGCGTTTGCTGTTGAATGTGCTCCATTAGCACCAAATGTCCAAGACTTAGTACGACTAGGTGCTCCACAACTATAGCTAAACGCATATGCTAAAATATTTCCCAAATTGGTACAAACATCGGTGCTATGCACCATTCTATTTACATTATTGTATGGAGTTCCGCTTTTATAACCGCCTTGTACAAAACTAGCTGTAATGACAGTACGGTATTTAAACCCACCATCGCCTACTGCAACCTGTTGCCATTGTTGTCCATCATATTGTCTTAGCTCTTTTTGTGTAGTATTATAATATACTTGGCCTTCTACTGGACTACTAGGATTACTTGCTAATTGTGCAAAGTCAAAGCCTCCAGCTTTAAGTGTTGTCGGCATTTAATCTTTCCTCCAATGCGTCAATACGTGCTTGTTGCTCTTTAATTGCTTCAATAAGAAGTCCTACCATGTTACCATACGCAACTGATTTTATCCCATTAGCATCTTCATTAACTACCTCTGGCAATACCTTTTCTACTTCTTGAGCAATTACACCTGTTTGACGAGGATTGTCTTCAATATCATTTCTATTATATGTTACACCACGTATTTGTAAAACTTTGTCTAATGCACCTGGTATAGCCTCAATATTATCTTTAAGGGATATATCAGAGTTGGCGGTTATATTTCCACCACTGGTGATATTACCAACTGTTGTAAGTGTTCCAGCTTGCCAAGTATTACCGTTATTACCATACAAAGTCCATTGTGTACTATCGCTGCCTACAAAAACAAACTCGTTAGGGTTGCCTGA